AATGGAAGATACATCTGATGTTTCTGTCAATGTAGAAGTAGCTTGTGCTAAATCTGAATAGATTGAGAATACAACTGATGATCCTGGCATTGCCTGTTGAACTGGCTTGACATCAGCAAGTGAACGCATAACCGGAATGGAGCGAAGCGCCATTCTTACATACTGGTCGTATGCAGTGGTTACGAGGTTGCTAATAGTCGAGCTAGTAGTGGGTGTTCCTGTTGGAATTGCCATTAGGTCTAGCCTTTCTTAGTTTAGGATCGGATTATAATCCAGACAAACGAATAACTTCATCCAATTCTTCACGGCTATTTGCGTTAAGAAGTTTTTGCATAATATCTGTGTTATGTTCTGGTGAAGCACCAGAGTCAGCAGTATTAGTCATTCTCTTATATGCAGCCGCTTGAGATGGGTCTACGTTAGGTGTTGCCTGGGTTTGACCAGATTCAAAGCCGAATACATCGGCATAATCATCTAGCCATTTGGACAAAGATTCTTCAGTTGGGTCAATGTCCTGCGGAATAAATGAAGCAATTTTGCTATTTACCCCGCGAGTTGCGAGGACATCCTTAATTGCTCGTTCGCGTTGGCCTTTGCTAAGGTTTTCAAACTGGGAACGTAGTTCCTGTAGTTCTTTATCCTTTTGCTTTGCAGCCTTGCGTAGTTGCTTTACAAGGTCATTCGACGTATCGGTTGTGATTTCGTCGTCTTCATCCTCATACTCGTAATTGGACATATGTCCTTCTCCCTATCAGTTAGTTGATTTCGCCAGCCTCATATTCCAATGGGGATTGGGTATGGCTCTGACTCCTGGTATTATTTTCGCTCCACTAGGCCAGTAGTTCTAGTGGCAGGATTAGTTTAGTAAGCGCCAGCTCTATCGCGAGCTAAGGCTCCTTGAGAGATACCGGTCTGACCACCAAAGGTAGCCCTTTCAAGTCCGGTAATCTTCTTGCGCTGTTTTTCTGCTTCAGTTTGTCCTGAAAGCTTAAATATTTCTTCTTCTGCAGTGGTCTGTGTGTAAGGACTCTCACTATAGATTGAAGCAAGTTGTGAGCCACGTTGTAATCCGCTACCAATAGCACTATAGCCTTGTGTCGCTTGTGCCTTATCTACGCCGTATCCAGCAAGTTGTTCTGCACGTGCTTGTGATGTAGTTAGTATACTTCTACCCATAGCATCTTTTGGAATCATAGCAGCTCCACCAATTTCGGCAGCAGTTATTTTATTCTTAATATCAGAAAGGGCTTTAGTAGGGTTGAGTGAATACGCCAAAATATCACCGTCAGTAATATCAGGGTAGAATGCTTTAAGCGCTGTCTTAACTTCAGGGTTTGCATTAAGAACACGTGATTGAGCAGTATTAATGCGGTCTGTTAATTCAAGAGCAGATACATCGTTTGCCAAGAGTTGGTTAAAACCAGCCTGAGTTCCTAGTGAGTCTTTGGCATAATAAGAAGCAGGAAGTCCATAGTTACGCATAATGTTTTGATATTGATCTTCAAGACCAATGTATTCTGCTGGCGATAGTGCAGTTAAACCTTTGGCAATTCGATCTGCGTTAGCTGAGAAACGTTTTTTGTAAGCCTCAGTATCTCGCAACTTAAGTGAAAATTCTGCAGGTGAAGCACCTGATATAACTAATGCTTTTAAAGGTTCTATTAAAGCGCCAAGACCATACTGATTAAATTCAGCCAATAATATATCGTAAGCAGATTGACCTTCTTGACGTTTTTGTTCTCTAATTCTATCTGCTTCTTGTTGTGCTAAAAGTTGTTGTTGTTGTTGTTGCAAAAGAAGTGTATTATCAACTCCACCACCAGTGCCGCCACCAGTGCCACCACCAGTTCCGCCACCTTCGCCAAAGCCGCTAGCAATTCTTTCTCTAAGCGTATCTCTTTGCTCAGTAACTCCACTTGCAGCATTTTTCGCTTGAGTTACGGCACGAACAGCATCTGTATATGCTTGTGAACCAGGTGCTGCATTTTTCTTTGCTTGCTGAGCTAATTGCAATCCTAGTGCTGGATCAATATCAGGCGTAGCAGATATAACATTTAATGCCGCTTTAGAAACTTCTTGCTTTTGGGCAGTTACTTCTTTTTGAAGTTTTTTAATATTAGCTAATTCTTTTTTAGTAGCCATCATTTACCCCATAAATCCGAAGTCCTGAAGGACTCTCTGAACAGAACCAGAAACGCTTGCTTTAGCGTTATCTGTAAATTGCCAACGTGGATCTCTGCGTAAATCTTTCTCAAACTCGTAAAGTGATTTTGTTCCTAACTTGCCATCAGGCATAGTGTAGGACAAGGCGCCTCTAACGGTTGGGTCGAATAAGTCAATAGCGCCATCTGGTATCTCAAGAATATTGCTCATAGACTGAATGTAAGGATTAGCCAAAGTGTTGAGGTTTATGCCAGCTTTAATTTGGTCAGCATATTGTGGGAAAGCGCTTGCTGCGCTATCACGCAAGATATTAGCAACAGTATTCTCATCTACTACACCAGCAGCAATCTGTGTTGCATAAGTTTTAGCAGCAGAATCTGAAAGGCTAATTCCATTATTGCGAGCTAAGTCTTTAATATCTACAAAGTATTTACCTGCTGGACCTTCTGGAATGTTTAGTTTATTTACTGGGACATTGCCAGCAGCTAGTTGCTTTTTAACATTTTCTTCAAGTTTAAGGATAGGGTCAGAGCCATCTGCTGTAAGGTATTCAGATTTAACAAGAAGACCATTTTTGTAGGTTTCTTTAATGGTAGATTTGCTCTGCCCTTTTTCATTTTTATATAGTTTTTTTGCCTTTGGCAGTTCAACAGCCAATTCTTGTGCATTAGCATCGCGACCATAATACTTCTGATAAGCCTTGTTAATATTTTCAGTAATAGCAAGGTCATTAGGGATATTAGAAGATACTTGAGTGCGAGTAAAAATCCCAGACTTTGGTGGTTTTTTATCTTTAGTTTTTGCAGCAGATTGTTCTTCTATTGCTTTAATTTCAGCATCGCTATAACCTTGACCCTTTAGAAAAGCCTTCATTGCATCGGACAAAGCCATTACTTAGCCTCCTTTGGCGGGACTTTTGGTGTTAAATATTTATCGTATACAAGATCTTGAGATAAGAACCGGTCATAGATATATGTAAATCCTAGCGGATCATCTTTCTTTAATTTCTTAATTGTTCCATCATAGATTAATCGTAAATCAAAATTTGCTTTAGCCTCAATAGATTTAACTTCTCGCATAGCAAGTTCTCCAGCAATTGCTTTACGGAATTCAAGATAAGCAGCTATGGATTTCCAAGTAGTATTCTTGCCGTTATCTTTCATATAATTCTCGTCGTTAATAACTGCTCCCAATCCAGCAATAACTCGGTTTGTCTTTGAGCCATCTGAATCTAGGTAATCATCATACCAAGCAGTCCGAGCATACTCACCAGTCTTGCTATCAAATATTGGCTTACCTTCAGCATCTGTTTGAATAGACAGTTTTCTAATAACAGCTTCTTTTACTATCTTTAAATCTTCAGCGCCAGTTTCTTGAATTGAAGAAAGGCCACGGATTTGAAGTTCCCCATCAATAACATCTGACAACTGGTTAAATTTAATCCAACCCTTTTCGGCTTCGTTTTTCTTTTGAGCTACAGCAGGGCTTTGAGATGATAAGAACCTTTGCGGAGAGTTAGGTGAGATTTTCTTGTTGTAAAGATAATCATAAGCTGCTTGTGAAAAGTCATAACCAGAAGGATTATTTACTATTGCACCAATAAGTTTTGGTTCAATATCATTTAACTTTTCAACAAGGTTGCCATATTTCTGAAGGTTAGCAACAGCACCTTGCGAGTATTGAACGCTTGTTGGGTTAGATGAAAGACTGGCTGAAAATGAGAAGTATTCAGGATAGTCATTTAGGAACTTAGCATCAGCATCGAGTCCATACATACGCTTATATTCACGAGACTTATCAAGATAGAACTTATAAGGACTATTAAACTGTGGAGCAAACGGCATAATTAAGTTTGCTGCTGTTCGCATACTCCAGTAGTCTTTAGTCATCTTCATAATTTTGCTAGGGCTTACAGGATCTTGACCATTACGCTTAGCCTTTTGTTGTTCTGTATACCAAATTAGTTGATAACTTTTAGCAAAACCTGGGTCATCTAAACCAGCCTGCCGAGTTTGTAATTTCTGAAACCAAGTTGGTAAGAATCCAGAAACAGCATCTTTGCTTGGACCAAAAGGTAAAATATATTTAAGTGCTTCGTCAAATTTTGGTTGACGTTTAAGAATTTCAGAGGCTGGAACAGCAACGTATGGTCCTACTGGGAAAATGTCGCTAAATACATTTGGATTGCCCTTCATATAAAGAACATCCATACCACCTTGGAAAAGAATATCCAATGAACCTTTTGGGATACCTAGTTCAGTCAGTGATTGAAGACCTGGAATCTTTGTAATTCCCTTTGGAAGTCCTATCCACATAATATCATTGCCACTTGTTTGACCTGCTGGAACTTCATTGCCGTCACGGTCTGTTACAAGACCAGCTTGGTTGGGTGAATTCCAAATTAAATAGCCTCGGTTAACGATGGCTGGATTTGCGATAGCCATTTTAGTCCAAGTTTTATATGCGTTTTCTTGAGCAGAGAAAAATGGGTTTATGTATTTCATAGCAGCAGCAAGGTTAGTGCGACGCTCAATATTGAAAAGAACTTTCTTCATCTCGCGAACTGCATTCTTATGGGCAGCTCCCATAATTGCTTCTTGATCTGCGGTAGATAAAAAGTTGCCTTTTAATTCAGAAACAATGTTAACGCGACGTGCTGCTTCTTTGCGATAGAAGTAAATATATAGAGGGTTACGCGCCCAAGTATCTTCAGGAAGCGTTCCTAATAGATTAAACAAAGTGTTAATTAATTCTCTGCCTTTAAAACGAGACAGGTTATTAATATTTTCATCAAGAAGATTACCGTGAATAATAGGCAGAACTGTAGGGTCCTTAAATGTTGCCCTTAAATCATTGGCTGTAATTTCGCGCAACTTAGGACGTAAGCCTGATTCAACAGGAAGATAGTTGTCTAAAAATCCACTAATTCTTGTAACATATTCAGCAGCATCACTAGAGTCAATAGCTAACCTGCGACGCAAATCGCGTCCTGATGGTGAGTTGCGTAGCCAAGTAGATATATCATCGAGAGATTCTCCAGCAATAATTTTTCTTACTACAGCAGAGTTACCAAATTGTTGTCTAAGAGTCTGCGCCCATTGTTCAAAATAAGCAGGGTCAGTTGGCTTTATTGCCTGAATACCCTTACTTGATAGTTGGCGCATATACATATCGGTATTGCTATCAACCAAGCGTTCAAAAGAATTACCAGACGAGGCAATACGACGAAACATATCTGCCAGTGGGCCACCAAAGGCATCGTGAAGAATATAGGTTTTACCATCAGAAGTTGTAACTTCGTATGATCCAGTGCCAATACGGTCTTTTGGTTTTGCTTTTTTAGAACGATTTAAAACACCGGAGTTATGATTATACACTGCCAGTTTTTCTTCTTGTAAAAGTTTAAGAGTATTTAATTCGCCAGCAATATTTAAGTCATCAGGTTTAAGAGATAACTTTGCTTCTGCTGCGCCAATTTTGCTTTTAAGTTCGTTAAGTTCTTTAACAACACCAACATTTGCTTCTTGAACTTGCTTAAATGTCATACCAGAATCTACTGGACGGTAGCGATCAACCAGACGTGAAGGAGTAGCAACAGTATTATTAATTAAGTTCTTTACTCCAGGGCCAAGATGACGCAAAGAAGCAAAAGCGCCTACTGATGCAGCAATACGAAGAAAAGAATCAATACCGTTACGTTGGGTATAACCAAGACGTAGCAACGCACCAGCCTTAAAAGCATCCTGCAAGATATCAATATAATGTAATCCAGTATCAACTGCCCTACCTTTAAGAGCATTTAGTTCTGAGTTGCTACGCTTCATTAACTTATTCATTAAGTCAAAATCCATTAAAGGAAGGTAGTTTGCAGATTGAGATTCAAGTTGTGGAACTTTAATAATTGACTCATCAAGGTCAACCATAAATCCATTATCTTTAACAGATTTTAGTGCAGAAGTTCTAGCACCTATATAACCATTATAAATTTTATTCATTACTTCTTCATCAACGCCATTTTTGGCAGCAAGATTACGCATCGCTTTATTCTCTAATGCCATTGCTGCGGTAAAGCGAGCCTCTGGCGTAGAAGCGGCTATATAGTTATCTAAAGCAGCTTTGCTTTCTTCAATTGTAAAGACGCCTATTTTTTCTAGTCTGTTAATATTAGCGATAACTTCTCTATAAGAATCAGGGTCGTTAAAATCAACTAGACCAGCAGGACGTTCTCCAGAAGCCCAAGAAATTTTTTGGTATAAACGGTGGAATGGTGTTGGTTGATATACTTGAATGTTTGGATTGCCAATTGTCTTATCGTAAAATCTAACAGCACGAGATTGAGCAACTAGGTTTTCGACACCTTGCAAGCCACGACCAGTTGTGCGGGTAAGTGTGCCACCTTCTTGAACTAGGTTACCTGCTTCGTCAATTTTAGTGCCACCAATTTGCATAAGGTCAGCAAAATACTTGTCTGTCTTAGCAAGTGATTCGTAATTCTTCTTAGCTGCGTCAATTACAGCAGGACTTTCAGTCAGGAAAGGAATCATTCCTGTTCCATCTGGTGCTGAAAATAGTTTCCACTCATCTACTGCAGACAAATCGCCACGAGCAGTTTCTAGTGCGTCGGTAATATAAGCACGTTGTAGGCGAAGCTCGTCCATTGCTACAGGATCACCTAGAGCAGAACGTAAAACAAGAGCAGTTTCATCTCTATCAACAGATTCGCCTAGTAAATGCGCTAGCAATCCTGGGTTATTAGAAGACTTAACCATTGGATGACTAATAGCGTAGGCAGAACCGTTATCTGTAAAGTCATCTAATACTTTAGAGAAACGATTGTTAACGCCGTATTGGGCTTTAGTAATGTCTTCTGCTGCCTTAACAACGTCATCTGCAGTTTTAAGTTCACCAACACCTAATGTGCTTAGTTTGGCAACTTTAAGAACCTTACCGGCGGCAAGTGTTACATCGCCAGTTCCTTGAATTAATACATCAGCAGTGCCTGATAGTGCTTTACCCCAAGCGCTTTTCTTAAATGCTTGTTCGCGTTGTGCTGGATCGTAGATATTAAACTTTGGGTCATAGATATTCCTATATTGTCCAACAAAGGATTGACCAAAAGAAATATCTTGTGCTCCTTTATAGGCCTTAGCCCAAGTTTTAGGGTCAAAGATTTGTAAAGGATTAATACGACCAGCATATAAATCACCTTGAACTAGATTGTAAGTAGTTGCAGGTTCACGGATATACTCTTGGTTAATATTGTTGATACGCTCAAGAGCGGGTTGAAGGCCTGGCACTTTCATAATAGCGCCACCCGCAGATGACAGAGGCTTAACTATATTCTCTTTGTTTTGTGAACCAGCAGTTTTAAATGTATTTACAAAACCGTTGTATTCGTCAGCGTCGTTCCAAGGTGCAGTTCCAACATCCCAAGCAAAATTGGCAACACCTTTGGCACCGCCAACAACTTCTCCTGCAAATTTAACAGCGTTGGTTGCCACATCGCCGACGCTGGACGCTACATCGCCAATACGATTCCATATACTAGGACTCAAATTTGGTCCCTTAACTGTTTAATAATTCTACGTGTTTCAGGTGAGGTATTTGGAAGGTCCGCTACATAAGCAAGAACTGGCATATAGGCACGGATATTTGCTTGAAAACTTGTGTTATCTGGCTGAGGCATATTAAGTGCTTCAGAGCCAGCACCAGCACCCATATTAATACCAGAAGTTACTGCTTCTTCAGGGCGTTGTGATGGTGCGAACAATGGTGTAACTGGAGCTTGTGCAGGGACATCAACAGCAGAAGCTGGACGTCCACCTACATTGTCTGCAATGCCACGTGTTTTGGATTTAGGAGCGCCTGTATTAATAGCGGCTGTTTCTGCGCCTTCGCCATAAGCGGTAGATCCCATTTGTAAATTATCAGTGCGTGTTGAGAATTTGCCAGGACCTGCTGGACCTGCGAGTGGGTTCATCATACTCACTATTTGTCCTCCTGTAATTTTTCTAAATCTGCTGACATATCTTCCCAAGCTCGATTGACTTGGGTCTTTTGGTTTGAATGATAAATGGATAACTCCATTAGTTCACCTGTTAGTGTCTCTATTGACCTTGCTAAATTATGTATGAAACCTGCGCCGATTACTATAAAGTCAAGAAAGCGCACTGGGCGAGGAACATAATCATCTTCGTTAATCACCCAGAGCACCCTTCTTTTAAAAACATTATCCTTTTTTAACTGCGTTTCCTTTGCGTCCTGCTGGCATCATTGATTGCATCACTTTGCCGCCTGCTGGCTTAGAGTTATCCTTCTTACCTTCAGTTGGCTTAGCCATTGGTGCTGCTGCACGAGATCCTTTGTTCATATTTACACCTCCCTCGTTTAAGCTGCGCCGGTGATACCAGCGAGTAGTTGGGCTATATCGGGACGTTGACCAGCAGCAGGGGCCGAACCAGCTTGTTCTTGTGGAGGTTGCTGCGAGGCAGGAGCGGGGGCCGCACCTGCTGCTGGAATCTGTTGTTCCATACCTGGTGCCATAGGTGGCATCTCTGGGGTTGGAGGTGGTTCTGGGGCAAATGCTTTTTCAATAATGTTTTCTAGGGCTTGTCCCTTTTGACGGCCTTGGATAACAGATGCGATACGCCCGATAATCTGTGAAGGGTCTTGGCCTTGCGCCGCGAGAGCCGGTATCGCCTGAGCATACTGAGCAACAGCAACGCGCAAAGAATCGCGCATTTCTTCAATGTCAACACGTTGCTCCTCTTGTGTAACGTTAAGGTCCATAGGAATTTCACGACGAACATAGTCGCGTGATACGAGTTTGTCTGAACGCATTTGTAGTAGAGCAATAATTGCGCGGTTAGGATCCATACCGGACATAATGCCGTAACGGACATCTACTCCATACTCACCCTTAATATCACGAGTAGGAATGTATTTAAGCACATAAGGTGTGCCATCATCGCTTCCTTTGATTGTCTTAGGGATACCGCCAAAGATTTTTTCGTCTGCTTCAAAGCAGATACTAGTAAGTTCTGTAAATAATCTTGCGAACTGTGCTTGTGCTGCTTTAATTTGTGTATCAAAGCCAGCCTGTAGCGCTTGCACTCCGCGACCTGTAACAACGGATGCGTCAATGTTTCCTGAACGTGATTCAGGATAACGAGCACCAAGGCGTAGTTCACGCTCTAGCACACCAGATTCTGTGAATACACCTGCAGGTAGTTCTAGTGGAACTCGACGGATACCTGCCGGGTTAGATGTTCGCATAATAGAGTCTGGGCCAAGGGCCAACTCTTGCACATCTTGTGGAATAGCAATAGGTGCTTGAATAGATTTTTCAGCAGCTTGAATCTGAAGGATAGCAAAACGAGCACGTGCAAGTTGCACTGATAGCACATCATCGAACTGACCACGTGCTTCACCGTCAAGAGATGAACGCATAACTGTTCGTGCCATACATTTGTTAAGAACGTTTTTAGTTTGAGATAAGATTAGATTCTTACGCTCTGGTAAATAGAGCAAGTCTTGGTCTTTATCGTGGTAGCGAACCATTGAGATATAAGGAGAAGATAGTTGATACTGGTTGCGACCTAGTATCTGGTCGTAAAACTCTGGGTATTGCGCTGCTAAAGATTCGGCATCAGTAACAATTATTTGTGTCAAAGATAAGGTGCGACCATAACGATCTAACTCTGGGTAGACGCCAAATGGATTTAGCATACGAATACGAGGATTGTTGTCATCGTAATCCATCTCAACCATACCAATACACATACCGTAGGTGTTATACCAATCGGCTGCTGTATACATCTGTAGTTGTAAATCAGAGTTGGTTACATAGAAGTTGGCAATACGAGTGCGGATATCTGCTGCCTTACGTGCCGCATCGGAAACCATATTGGTTGCTGAACAGTTAAAGGATGGCAGTGGTGCCATAGCTTCTGCAAGGTCACGTGCTGCTACGTCAATAAAGTTTGCAACTAGAGGCTTTGGATATTCCTCTGAGAACATAGATGGGAATACCTTAGAGATATCACCCTGACGCACGGAAAGGACATCGCGCATACGCTGATCTCGCGCTGCAGAGCGCGATTTCAGACGCGATACTTTAGCGTCTACTTCTTTGACTGATAGCAATGGGGTTCCTTACTTCTTTTTATTTTTAGATAAAGTTTTCTTGTCGTTGTAACCCTTGATGATTACATCGGCATCTGAAGGTATCTTCTTGTTTTTGCTTGGAGGACGCTTGCCTTCTTTAAGAAAATCGTTAAGACCTTTAGGCTTAGCCTTTGACTTAGGCTTTGGTTTCATCATTCCTGGCATTACTTCTTGCCACCCTGTTTGCGCTTAGTTTCAAGTGCATATTTTTCCGCTACTGCATCTCCAGCTTTGTTTTTAACAGATTTAACTTGGGCAGATTTTGTTCCACTCTTACCTTTAGTTGCTGCTGTATAAACTTCCCCAATTTGCTTTGCAATGTTTCTTCCTGCTTTTGCTGTTGTTTCACTTGATGTCATACGTGAGCCTACGGGTGTGCCTCTTTTTGTTACCTGTGCTACTCCATTTCCGCGAACATTTGGGTCTACAACAGTTCGAGCAGCAGTTGATACAGCAGTAACAATGTCACGTGCTTCACGTGCTGTTACGCGGTAACGATTTGTAATGTTTTGAATTAGTGATGCTTTGTCTTTTGGTTTTGCCATTGTCTTCTCCTTAGATTATTTTCATTCTGTTTTGTTCTGCGAAGGCTTCATCTAAGTTGATGACTGTTCGCTTACCTATCTCGTGGCGAGATAAGAACGGGTTCTTCATATGGTGAGTAGCATAGTTACCATAGTTAATCATTTCTCTTGCTCTAATCTCACAGAACCACAAGGCCATTACCATATCGGTCTTACCCTTAGTGGTAGGTGTCCAAGTAATTAACTGCTCTATTAAAGCCTTGATGTTCTCGGTCTGATCTGATGGTAGATGTATTAGATTATCTCTATGATGCTTGCCATCAAATTGCTTAGTGCCAAATAGGGTAGACATAGAAGCTACACCGAATCCGCTATCCCACTTGTTGTTACCAGTATGGTGTTCTTTAAACTGCACACCCTTAGAAGCTAAGTGTTGGCGGATACCTTCGTCTTGTGTTAAAAAGGATTGGAAGGCGTTCTTTTCGACGATCCATTCTGAGGGAGCGTAGAGGGATGTCCAATCAAAAATAAGATTACGGATAGCGGCTGGAGACGGACGGCTAATCTTAATAGCATCTACGATATACCTTTTCTTGGTTGATCGGTCAATGGCATAACAGATAGCTGCGGTATCGCCAATCATCGCAGGGTCTAAACCGCAGATAATACTAAAGCCATTTAAATCTCGTGGATGTCCAGGATGTCCGCCGATTAACGGACCGGACTTACGCATACCATCAATAGAACCACGAACACATACTGGGTCAAAGGATGCGTTCTCTGATACATCTTGTTGTTGATATACCAAAGCCCAAGTAGAGGCGTCCATTGCTTGGCGTTCGTTATAAAGGTTACGTCCAGACCAGCGAGGGTATAGGCCATCTGGTGTCAGTTCTACTTCGGTCTGCCCATCGAATGGTGCATCGGAGTAAGGCCAGAGGGTTTCCCACTTGTCGGGGTCTTCATCAACTGTCAGCAGAGCTGGCATAGCCAGATACTTCCAAGGGACTAGGCCGCCTGGGTATCTATCTTCGTTGCGTAGTTCCTTGTAGAGATCTACTGAGGCTACCCGTGTTCCGATAATAATAAGTTTACCAGTAGGGTTAAGACGGGACCTGACGTCCTGTGTTAGCCACTTGATTTGGCGTTCAAAGTCATTTGCGTTAGACAAGGTAACGGCGTCATCTACAATAATCATATCGGCACGTTTACCGTAAATCTGACCGCCGATACCTACAGCCTCAATGTTCGGGTCTTTTTCACCGGACTCACGCAGTTCATCACCAAAGGTGATTCGAGTTGCTTGCCAGGAGGCTGACTTAGAATTGAACCCTACGCCAGCAGCATATGCACTTTGAAGGTCCTGATACATTGGATGT